TTATTTTTTTCAAATGTATCTATAAGTTCTAAACCGTTTGTGGCATCTTCGGCATCGCTAAAATGACTGGAAGGTATAACATAAACTTTAGATTGGTTTACTTTGTCAGTAAAATGTTCTATATGATTATCTAAATATGCCTCTCCGCCTAATAGTCCGCCGTCATCAGTAATAGTATCAAAAAAGTCTTTGTCTATATACACCCAACTGTGACTTGGTATATTAAGTTTTGCTTTTGCGTTGTCTCTGACATTCTTTTCAAAGTCTCTGTTACGTCTATCCAAAGTGTTTTTGGCTTGTATTTCTTGTTTAAGATTTACAAAGCCTTCTTTCTGGAATATTTTGTCAAATGCTGATAAGAATTTTTTTATTGCCGCAAATCGTTCTTTAATTAATGACTTTATTTCTGAACTAATTGTTGTATCTAATTCTTTTCCTCTATAATAATTATTTAAATTGATAGATGCTAATACATAATCATCAATAAGAGCAGGTAAATTGAATGTTTGTTCATCTGTTCCTATTTCACTGTCTGCTTTTACAAGCCTGTCCATTACATCATTCCATCGACCTAATTCATTGTGCGAAGCCAGATAATTTGGGCCGTCATATGGATCAAGTTTTTTAGGTTTCAATGCCTCTAGTAATTCTATTCCTAGTTTGCTTACTTGTTTAGCAATACTTACATATTTTTCTTTGTCTTCCCTTTCCAGGTCTTTTAAATGGTCCAACCTGGCTCTTAATCTCTGTGTAAGCCTCATTAGAAATACGTCTGTATATGGATCATCACTCTTTATATTAACGTGATGGTCTGGACTTGTAGGATGTTTGTAATCACTGTATGGTTCTAAGAATTTTAATAATTCTTGTGCTGAGCCTTTACTTGTTATACCGTTGTTCTTTAACAATGATATTCTTGTGCTCCATCCACCGCCTTTCAGTTTAGCATAAAATTCATTTTCACTTCTTTCTTGTGGCAATTCTCTTAATATATCTTCAACATCTATTTTGTTATTTGAGGGATTTAGGTTAACCAGTAAGTCTGCAAGTTGATCCATTTTGCCATTATCTTTGGCATCATCCGACTGATAGAACTGCCACAGTTTACTGCCGATGGCATCAACGTCTTTGATTGCCAGATATTCTGGTTTTTTAATTATGTCTTGTTTGAACAAAGAATTTATACCTTTTTGTAATCTTGCTACTTTTTCTTTGTCAGTTCCATCAAAATTATAATTATTCATTCCTGACAAGGCCAGTTTTTCTATAGTATCAGTGTTTAGTTGTAATTCTTTGGCAAACTTTCTAAATGCACCAATGTGTTTAGCACTAACAGGTGCTCTGTTATTTCCATCTGCTATGTCTCTTGCCAACAATGTTATTGCTGAACCAAATCTGTCCTTTGCTTTGTCTAATTCTCCAGCCGCTCTTTTGCTTGGTGCCATACTGTTGGGTTTTATATAACCCTGTATTGGTTCTCTTTCTTCTACTTCTTCTATCTCTACTTTGTCACCAGTGCCTTTTTCGTAATCCTTTATACTCTGTTTCCATTGTTTGTCTGCATCAGGATCACTTAGTTCTTTATAGCCTTGTAAATATTCAACACTGGAACTTAATAATTTAATAACATCAAAGTAATCTTTTTTGCCCACAATACTTTTTGCAGAGTCTATTACTTCGTGATTAACTACTTCTAAATCTTTTAATTTTTTAGGATCTATTTCCTGTGCCTTACGCAATAATCTAAATACAGCATTTACATAATCTTTTCTAAATGCATCTTCTTCATAACCTGCTTTCATTATGGTAGCATATCTCACACAGGCTTTTACAACTTTTACATACATTGTGTTATAATCTGTACCACCAGCGATTCTAAACTCTACAAGATTGTTTTCTGAGTCATTGTCTTTTTCGCCTTTGAAATGTATGCTGTTGAACTTACCGGTATCTATGCCTTTTGTGAGCATTTCTTCAAACTGTTTAAAACTTTTTGCATCTCCACGTTTCATACCTTCTGCATATTTTAATACACTTCGATATTGGCTTTTAGTATAAGTGTTTCTAAGTCTGCCAAACTCTGCAAGTAAGTATTCATCACCTAACAGTAGTGCCATTTTTAATTTATTTTGTTCTGCTTTTTTGCCTTGCCAACTCATTGTGACGTGAAGTCCTGTTGAATTATTAGTACCAAAGTTTTCTTCACTCCAGTCAAATAAACTTCTCATTTCTTCAAGCATCTGTCTTGGACTGTCAAATACAGGTGATATTAATTCTGCGCCTGTACCTTCATCAGGTTCAATACTACTGTCTTTTTCTACTGCCCATGAGGTTGTAGTGTAAGTATCACCGTAATCACCAGATTCAGGATAGTCTGTAAATTTACTGTTATCCTTTATCCAGTTGTGTAATTCATCTGCTACACCTTCTACATCGCCATTACTACTACCATATTCATATCCATAATCATCAAGGAAACTGCTCATATAACTGTAGTTGTCATATATCCAATCATCTACACTATAGTCATCTCTTGCGGCCTCTCTGGCATCATCGTCTAGATCATTATCTTCTTGTATATCCTTTCTTAACCATTCTAGGTATGCTTCTTCGTATTCTTCTTCAACATATTCTCTGACCCAGTTTATATACTCCCAACCATCTTCCTCACGGTTTTCGTATTCTTTTGGATCGGTTTCTTCAAAATCTTTTTTGTATCGTTCTATTGCTTCTGAACTTGGGCCTGAACTACTATCTATAAAGTCATTTAGGTATTCCTCATCTTCTCTGACTTCTTCTACTTTATCAGATATGAGGTCATCTAGGTATTCGTCTTGTCCTTTGCTGTACAACCAGTCTTCAAAATCTTCCCATACTTGGTCAGGCATATCACCGTATTCGTATTCGATTTGACTGATGGTCATGTTGTCTATATCGTCACTGGCACTTCTGCTATCTACACTATAGAAAAATGTTTCTGCTTCAAAGCCACATTTTACAGGAGCATCTAATCCTTGTGTTGCTATTTCTTTTTTGTTAAAATTGATTTCAAATAGTTCTGCAGGTTGTTCTTTTAATCTTTTTCTTGTTAATTTTTTAAGTTTACTTCTTATTTTTTTAATTTGAAGTTTTTTATTTTTACGACTTGCTATCTTACTGAGTTTGCCTTCTTCCATTTCTGGAAACACTATGCTGGCATCTTTATCAAATACTAACAGATTTTCTTTTTCGTCTGCAGCCACAACAACATCTTCTTTATCATTTTGTATATCAGTTTTTTGTCCTGCTGGTGATATAACTTTTAATGCTCTACCTTTTTCGTCTGGAAACACAAAATCTTTTTTAAGATCACCTGCTTTTGCCACAGTGAGTTTGGGCTGTTGTGGTTTTTGAGGTGTTGCTGGCTTGGGTGCCTGTGCTGTTGAACTGGATTTACTTGTGATACTACCTGATTTTTGACTGCTTACAGGTGTAGGACCACCTGGAGTCATTCCATATTCTTTTAAAAAAAGTTCAAGACTTCTGACATCTTTAAATTTCATTATCTTCTTCTTGCTGGTCTGTTAAGTGCTCTTACCCTTCTGGACAAAGGATTAAATCTTTTAGCACGTCTGGCTTTAAATGCCATTCTTTTGCCCATTCTTGCTTTTGTTTTCTTTAAAGTTAAACGTTTTTTAATATCTATAGGTTTACTACACTGAGCTACATTTGAAACAACTCTACCTTTGCGTCTACCACTTGTACAACGAACAGCACGTTTGACTTTATTACCCATTTTACGCCAGACCATTCTGCCTTCAACAAGTGTTTCATCTGTAAATTCTTCTAATCTCATACTACTTTTAACAATAATCCTACTACTGTGGTTACCAGTGTTGTAAATGTAACTCCCACAATAGCAATTATCCAACCTTCCAATTTATCTAATCTGCTTTTGGTAACATCTTTAAACTCTCTCAATTCTGCTGTTATGCTTTCTATTCTAAGCATGTCAGCAATAATGTGAGCTTCTATATTACCAGTTTCTACATATGGCTTAGGATTAGTTTCTGTTTCAGGTTTCTTAGGCATTGTTTACCTTATAATAAATCTTGTTTAGTGAACTCCATATTTACAGAGCTCTTTGTATCTATAGTGCCATCATTTAACACTATCCCATTTAATTCGTCTTTAAGTGTGTCTAATGTATGAGCTCCTTCTTTTTCAAAAGCAAATTTAAATACCCAACCTGCTCCTGATAATGTTGGTGCTCCGTAATTTTCTAGTAAATTACTTCCTATACCATCTAACTCAACTGGATTATTCATAATAACTGGTTGAGCTCTTAGTCCAATTACTTGTACCACACTTTCGAAGTCTTTTTGTGTGTTATCTGCGTAATCTCCTGTTCTTGTAATGTCTAATGTTGTAAAGAGTGTGTAATATTCTATATTACTGGATAGAACCTCACTACTTCCAAGGGTTCCTCGTCTCTCTAATGCCATATGTGTCTCCTGTAATATGCACTATTTATCAGTTTTCAATTTTCTTTAGCCAAAAAAAATCCCCACGTTAAGTGGGGATTAAATGTAGTGTAGTTTATTAACTGGATTATACTACGTTGTATGATCCTGCTGTAACTGTTGCGTTAGCAAAACTTGAAAGACTGTTTACTGCGTTAGCAAAGTCAGTGTTAACATGTCCGTCATTTTCAACTGCGAAGAATAAAACTCTTGCGTTTGAAGATTCAACGATAACTGGGTTAGCAACTGTTTGGATTGCTTGAAGTGCAGCCTCTCCTGCCTTAGGATCACCTGAACCATCAAAACCGAAATCGGCGATGTTGGCTGATCCATCTACTTCGTCTAAGATGAAGTGAGAAAGCTCTGCTGTTAAAAATTGATCTGAAGCAACTGCTCCATTTACTCTAACTTGTGCCATTATTTTCTCCTAATAACGTTAATACTACCTAAGAGCAGTATTTCTTAATAATATTTATCTTTTTTGTGAAAAAAATGGGCAGTATAAACTGCCCATTATAAAAGTTAAATTCCTATTAAGAAATAACGATTCCTGTTCCTTCAGTTACAGTTGCTGAACTAAAGTCATAAGTTGTTGGATCTGTTAAACTTCCAATTTCTTGTAGTTGAGTTTGAAGTGCCGCTGCATCAAATTGTGAACCATCTACGATAGCATGGATTTCACCACTTGTGTTTGACGGAATAAAGTATGCTAATGGTTGAATGAATCCTAATGCTCTTTCAACTGCTTCTCTTGTTGCGTCGTCTTCTGTTTGGAGGTCTGCTCCTGTGTCAACTAAAATACATTTAACATTGTGTTTTTGGATAAGTGTACCTGTTGCAAAATCGCCTACACCTGCTCCGTTTCCTTTATCTAATGCCATTTTATTTCTCCTAATTTTTTATTGCAATAAAAATGCGTTATAAGTATTTATCTATTTAGACAATTTTGATGTCTTTTTTGCCACACTTGGATCAAATGCTTTTGCTATATTTGAACCTGCTTTCATACTGGATTTAAATAATGTTCCTAATCCTTGATTTGTTGTGGGTAAATAGTCTTTTAATGTGCTTGGTAATTTAACACTACCTCTTGACACATACTGATTTCCACGAAATTTATCACTGTATGTTTTTAGATCATCTTTAGATGGTTGTTTACGTTGTGATTTAGGTTCATCTTTATCAGAATCTTTTCCACCAACTTTATCTTTATAATAATCTGAATTACGCATAACTGCGGATGCGTCTTCGAATCCCATTTGGTTTAAAGCCTTACTTATTGCTAGGTTTTGTGAAATATTACCTGCGATAAAAAAATTATAAGCAAGTTGGGCCGCTTTTTTTGTATCAAGTCGTCTGTAATAAGGATGTATTTGTCCGCCTCTGTGACTAATATCTTGAAGTATTTCATTCTCCATATCTTCTACAGAATTTGCTGTATCTATTTCAGTGATTATTTCAAATATTTTCATTTTTGTCTTTGTCTTCCACCAGCCCAGTAACCTGCTATGGCTCCCAAACCTGTTCCTACTTTTTTATATTTATCAACATCCTTGCCTAATCGTTGTGCTATTTTTTTACCAGCAAACCTACCTGCGGCCGCACCTGCCACAGCACCAGCAACTTTTCTGCCTGTACTGGGTTTACGGCTGTATGGATCACTAACACGGAATTTTTTGTATTTTGTCATTGTGGTTAATCTGGGTACCATTTCACTGCCTTTGGCTATTCTGCGAAACTCTTGTAAAATTTCTGCTACAACTCTTTGGCGTGAGATATATTTAAGATTCCCCCAATCTGTAATAAGTCTTCTCCAACCTTTATATCTGGTGTTTGATATTTTAAGTTGTCTTTCTAACGACAAGAAAAATGATATTTGTCTGTTGTCAATCTTATAACCAGTTCCTACCTTATTAAAAAATTGCCAGTGAGCACGATTATTAAAATTTAATTTACTTAAAAATCTGTTACTGATAATACTGTCTTTTAGTTTTATACTTTTACTATCATAATTGTTAACAGCAAAAGCAAGTAAATATAAGTCTGTGGCATGCGATCTAAACAGCACATAAGGACCATACTGTGTGCTTTGTTTTATATATGACTTAGCATAACTACTTTGGTTACTGTCTTTGGTCATAAGAAATGCACTTAATGATGTCAGATATAACAAGTCAGCAATATCTCTGCCTGTTAAAGTTCTAAAATTGTTTGAAGTCCTAAACAACCTTGCTTCAGATATTTCTTTATCTATGAGTTGTAATTCCATTATGCTCCAGGCCTCCCTGTACCAAAGTTTAATCTGCTAAACTCTAATCTATCAACAAGTTTCATAGCATTACCCATTCTGTCAACTGCCACAAATCCTTCCTCTCCTGTTACTTCGTAATCATCTCCCACTTCTTTAAATGTAGGCATTTGTCTAATAGTTTCTAATTTGTTAACTATTAATACTTTGGCGTGTATAAGTTTTAAATATAAGTCATACACTGCCACTATACTATTTACATGATTTTTTAAAAATTTTACACCATCAACTAATAGTTTTCTGTATTCATCTTTTTTGGCTTCTGTTTTATAATTATCTATCTTTTTGGTCATTCTGCCAATGTAACTTTGTGTGAAATCTTTGGCAAATACTGTGGAATCCTGTTCAAATGCTCCAATGTTTTTAATATTTGCATTTACATGAGCTTTTAAATATTGTATAAAATCTTTTCCAATAACATTTTCGCCTTCCTGTATCCAGTCAAACATTGGTTTACCTATTTCTTTTAGATATACATCTGCTTGTTGTATGGAATTCATTATGTCATTGCTTTCATCTTGTGTGAGTGTTACTGTACCACTTAAATCCTTTATAGTGGCGTCTCTAAACCATACAGAAGGTGATTTGGTTAATGTACTGCTATCGAATCCAAATCTTGCTGATGTATCTGCCAGTGTGGGACCTCCCACATACTCTGTGTGGAAAACTATACCCATGTTTGCGTTGCTTATTTCTGTTGCTAGTTCACTGTCGCTGGGTACAGCATACACTATGGTATTTGGTTTAAACACTATTACACTATCACCGTTGATTGTTGTACTTTTTAGATCGCCCTTTTTAAACAACATGTCTCCCTGTACCACAGTGTTTATATTTAATTTGGACAAGTTTGCCAGTGCTGTTTTTAATATTGTTTGTAAACCAGGGTCCGGATGATTTGCTTCTATGTCTTGTGGGGTAAAATTCAATTTAGGAGTTTTAGCAAATACTCCTTTGGTACCCACAAAAAACTTTCCTGTTTCTGGATCTCTACCAGCAACTATGGCAGGAGCACCGTCCCATTTTGTTGTCATACTGACAGGAGTTTTAGTACTACCTTCCAGCATTTCATGTAAACTGTACAGATAATCCACTGCCTCTTTGGCACCTTCATATCCTTTGTTAAAAATATTGTCTTCCAGATGTTCTAAGTGAGTGTTCTTACTTTGAGACTCAAGTATTATTTCCTTGAGTATGTTTATAAAAAGATCTTGAAATCTCACTTTACTTAAAACAACTCTAGTTGTTTTCCTGATTTCTCTGGTTCTGGTTGATTGGTAGCGTCTTGTTTTGCCTGTTTATTTGCTCTATATTTGTCTATACCAAAATCTAATGCTCTACCTAAAGCATCTCCCATGGTGCCCATAATTTTTCCTAATATTGTTGCTTTGGGATCTGTTCTGCTGGCGAGGCCAAGTGGTCCTCCCATGGCGTCATTGACTGTTTTTTTCACTGTTGCCCACAAGCCAGGTTGTAACTGACTTTGTCCATCTGCTTGAAATCCTTTATAAGCCATTAACAATTTATGCTCTTCACCGTTAGGATTTATCTTAGTGCCATCACTTTTTCTAGACCATGTATTAGTGGGTTTATCATAAACAAATACAACTTTGTTTAGTGTAACCTTTTCACCATCTTTTAGTTCTTGAGTTTCCTCTGTTAATATTATTTCATTAATCAGCATTTTTTTCTTCTTTTTGAGATTCTTTAATTATTTTGCTTACACCTCTGGAGAATTTTTTGCCGTCTTTTGCTTTTATACTGTTTACCAATCTGTTTTTTAAATCTTTTGCTGTGGCTTCATCATAATATGTTTCAATTTGTTCTACCAATTTTATAGCACTATAGATAACATGTTCTCCCCTGTTAAGGACAACATGATCTCTGTCTCTGTCAACAGATATTTGATTTAGTTCTTCTAATATACTGCGAGCTTTATTCACTGCTTCTCCATTTTTTGTGTATAATGCTATTTATCAATTTTTTTATACCACCTGATGTTGACTTCTTTTAGTTTCGCATCTACCACATGTTAATTTACAAAACAAATTGGTATTTCCTTCCAGAATACCATTGAAAAAAGTTTTATGTAGCACACCTGTTTCTAATACATCTTTTAAAGATTTATTTTTAACACTAAGTTCTTCATAATCTATATCTGCCATGGAGTTAAGTAAATCATTTATATGTGGAGCACCTGTATAATCTCTTTGTTTTGCTCTGGATACACTACTTCCCACCATACAACAAGGATATAAATAATTATCGTAACTTATAAACACATATAAGTTCTCTTCTGAAAAGTCTTTACTGTCTGATAAATTGTATGCCCTGCATGTTTGATAATCCAAACTGTTTAAAAAATCAGTTTCTACTTCACTTAATTTTACTGTATAATTTTTATGTTGAGGATAAGGTATTGGATCTATGCTGTTTGGTATCATATTTTTAGGATTTAATACATTACCGTGATCGTCTAAAATGTCGCCCAATTTTAATAAATCGTTTTTATGATGATCCATAGTTTCTAAACTGTTTAATAATTTTTTATATTCTGTAATATCATGTAAATTAAACTGTTTGTCTAAAAATGTTTCCCATTCTTTTTGTACAGGTGTCAACCAGTGTGTAAATTCGCCTGTAAAACTAAAAACAGGAATATAATTTTTACTGCCAAATCCATTTGGTCTTCTAATATAAAATCTTGTAATACCTAATTCTTTTGCTAATTTTACAGCATCTTTTAATTCATGAACATTTTCATTAAACAAAAGGTATTGCCATTCACCACAATAATTTGTGGGGCCACATCCTTGGGTGTATTCAATCATGTTTCTTTTGACTTTTTCAAAATCTACATTTACTCTATGTAATCCATTTATTTCAGTACTACAGCCGTCAACACCAAATGTTATCCTAGCACCTATCTCACCTAATCGTCTATAGTGTTCTGGTTTTCCTATTCCACCATTAGTGGCTATGTGTATGCTGACTTTAGGTGATTGTTCTTTTATCCATTCACAAATAGGTAATATTTCAGCACAGGTCATAGGGTCACCATAATTACCACATAGATTTAGTGTTGTAAGTTTATGTGCTACATCTTTGAGCATTATTTTGACTTCTGACAGAGTACGCATTTGTTGAGAAAAATCGTTTATATTACCATACGATCGTCTTATACATACAGGACAATTGGCATTACAGGTGCTTGCCACCTCTAGATCTATACCAACTAAATTATCACTATAAGACATTACAGGTCGTTTTTCTTCAAAAAGTCTCGCATATTCATAGCCTGACTTATTGTGTCCTGTTGCTCAGGTTCTTCTGCTTTTATTGTGTTTGAACGTTTTAGTTGATCCATTAAACTGTTTGTGGTCACTGTCATAGCATCATCTTCATCATCACTCAGATCTTCTATTCTCAATGTGTCAGGATCAAAACTTAAATCCACTTTTGTACCAACACCACTACTGCTTCTGGTTTTCATAAACTGTATTTGATATCTGCCTTTTTCTCGCATAGCATTACTGGTAAAAATACCCACAACATTATCTGCTGTCTGTATTTTACTAATACCACCTGCTATGTGATGATGATCAAATTCTATTTCTTCTACAGCACCTCTGTTTAACTGTGAAGCAGTAACAAATAATAAGTCTCTTTCTGTTGCTAAATTACGCAACTCCTCAGATACATATTTGTCTTTAATAAACAAATCACTACCACTTACCTTTTGACTTATTGGCATCATTAAATCTAAATAGTCTACCAGTAAACAATCTACTTTTTCACCACAAGATATTTCATACTCTCGTAAAAATACTCTTATATCATTTGCATTAACACCATTAGGCATTTGTTTAACTCTAAGTCTACCAGCACCTTTGGCTTTCATACGAACTTTTAAATCTACATCATCCATATTACGCATTATTTCTTTTGTACCAAATCCACTTACCATACTGTCTAATCGCATACTAATTAATTGTTCACTAAGCTCTAAACTGATATAAACAGTATTCATACCTGCTAATGCCCAATTAACAGCAAAGTTTTGTAAAAACAAACTTTTACCTGCACCAGATCCACCAGCAAAAATAGTCATTTCGCCTCTGTTTAATCCACCATATAGTTTTTGATCTATTCCTTTCCAGCCTGTGCTAATAGCACCTGACTGATCTTTTATCCATTGCAATCGCTCTTTGGGATTTTCAAAATAATCTAAACCTAAATCTTTTACTAAGCCTACCTGGCTTGCTTCTTTAATCTTATTTTCCACAGTACCATAGTCTTGATTTTCTAACAAGTCTGTACTTTCAATAATTGCTTTTTCTAGTGCCTTGTGTCTACAAAAAGTTTCGAACTCGCTCATAAACCATTCATGATGATCAGGCGTCACATTTGGAATAGGTTCTAATTGTACTCCTGCCACAGCACTTATTTGTTCTGGCGTAGGAATAGCATTGTGTTGTGTGCTATGACTTATAAACAAATCAACTGCTTTGCGATATCTCAAATTAAAAAATTCTGGTTTTACAATGTTTTGGCATCTGGCAAACAAGTCTTTGTCGCTCAATAAAAATCTCAAAAACAGTTCCTGTGTTTCTTCGTTGTAATTGTTTATATCTGTCATATTCTTTTCTCTACTTCATTTATTATATAGTCCGCGAACAGCCTGTGACCTGCTTCGTTTGGATGTAAATCTTTATCGCTTACAGTGTTATCTGTTATTATGTGACTAATAGGCTTAACTAAATGTTCTCTGTTTATCATTTGTGTTGGCATAAAACCTGAGCTCATTGCTGTAAAAATATAAGGAATGTTTTTAATATATAAGTACCTTGTTATGCTGTTTACCATATAAAATGTTTCCAGTTCTGCTAAAGCATTTGTTCTGGTTAACACATTTATTCTTTTGTACTGATCCCATCTGTCCAATAAAAGTTTTCTGTTTACACTTTTATCTTTGAAACTTTTATCATCAAAAAACAAATTCTCGCCCTGTTGTCCTATCCACACATTGTATTTTTCATCATAAAACTCATCTCTTAAAAAATCTGTGAGTTGTAGTATAACAAAGTCTACATTATTATTATCTAAATATTCCTTTGTTCTGCGAAATATTCTTTTATTACTTCCAGCAGGCCAACTTTCATTTACAACATCATATGGCAGTAAATCTGGCCAAGCAAATTTATTGTTCTGATCTACACCATAACTAAAACTGCAACCGTTTACATAAACATTCATAAATATTTACCCACTAAAAATCCCATTAAAAATATAAACCAATCAAACACAAAGTGCATGGCAAAAGAAATAGCAAAAATTTCTTTCCAGTGTTCTTTACAAATGTTTAACCATTCTGCTAATTTTCTCATAACATTTTTGCTTTTACTTGTGCCTTTAACTTATTATGTGTGGCATTTTTAATAATACTGTTCACAGTCGCTAATCTGCCATAACGACTCACGGCTTCATCAGCATCTTTTATATCAGCATGCCATGGAGGGAAACTTACTTCCCAACCCAGTTCTAATGCTTGATCTATAAGTTCTTTACCTGCACTATCTCTGTCAGGACATAATATAACACGTTTACCCAACTTTTCAATTAAATGTGCCTGCTCTGGAGTCACACTGTTACCTTGTATGCTCACACAATCTAGTTGTATAGCATCAAACACACCCTCTGTGACAATAACAATTTCTCTTTTGCTGTCAGCAAACCTATCAATATTAAACACATATCCTGGTTGTATCTTGTGTAGATATTTAGGCGTCTGTTTATCAGGCGGATTTATATGCCTTGCTGTCCAGCCCACAAGTTCACCATTGTAAGAAAATGGGACTACTAGTCTTTGCTTGTATAAACTTTCATTAAAGTAAAGCAGTGGATATAGACCTAGTAGTCCACGTTGTTTTGCGTATATTTTTACAGCATGATCATCTGCCAAGTCATCTACTGCTTGAGCAGTTTCTGGTAGGGTCTCTGTGTTAAACTTCTGTAGGTTGTAAATGTAATCTGATACTTCTTGTGCTTCTAATATTTCACTGTGTTTTAATAATTCTATTTGTACTTTGTGTACCTGATCTTGTGAAGCACCCAATATTGATGCCAGGTCTTTAAACTTTTTACCTAATCCAGATCCTGGTACCCAACCTGTTGTGTATCCGCAATTAAAACAATTATAACTTATTCTGGCACCTGTTGTGATTAAACCACCACGTTTTCTTTTATCACTACACATAGGGCAATCCATAGTGTTCCAGCCACTAGGTGTTCTAGTAGTTCTCACGGGAAGATTGTCTAAAAGAAGACGGTGTACTTGCTCTACAAGTGTGTCTATATCCATAGTTGTATTATAGCAGATTGTAGCAGAAAGTCAATTAATTTCTGACTAGAATTTGTGTAATCGTGCTGTTTGAATCGTCTGGAGTATGTAAAACTCTTAACCAGTTTGCATTTACAACAAACGTGGTATGATAAATGTTGCTTTCAGAAGCAAATGCTATATTTTCTATAGTGAACCAATCCAAACTTTCATCGTCATTATCTGGAACATTTTCCAAACAACTGCCTTGTATTGTCAAATTACCTGTATATGTGTCTGGATAAATGGCAACACTGTGAAGTGCTGATTGAAAGTTTCTGTCCTGATTGCCAAACAGGGCACTGGTGCTGAAAATATTAGCCGCATCGCCTGAGCCTGTGCTGGCAATTTGTGTAAATGTATTTGCTAACTGAGTATCTACAGGTGTTTTGTCTAATTGATCTGCTATTTCTAATTCAAATAGTAGTCCATTGTCCTGATTACTATACACAGGAGTTTCTTCTCCTGATACAGCAGTTTGTGTTATATAGATAGTATAAAGACCTGGGTCTATGTTTTGAGTATCTGCTTTTGTATATACTAATTTTACTCTACCAACATCTGAAGTATGTTCCAATGTTCTATAAAACAACCTGTTCTTTGTTGTAGGATTAATAAGATAGGCTACTAGGGTGTCAGAAAATACATTCTGAAGTTTTCTATCTCTGTTTCGTATGTTAAAAAAGATTGTGTTATCCAATCCTTTATGAATTTTTAATTTTCTATTATTCATTGGTCTATTATCCACATATAGGCTACCATCAGTATTTATAACTAATTGGAATTCATTTGGGTACAAATATAATCTATTATCACTGCTTGCCATATTTTTGCTCTGTATATTTGTATATTTATCAGTTATTAACATAAATAAAATTGTGGACAAAGATACGATACAGAAAACACAGGAAAAGTATCCGTTTCTTACAGGTATAACCTACGGTGGCAATGAATATGTGGGTATAGTTGTAAATCAGGATAATGACATGCTGACATTTTATGATTTGGCTCTTATGCCAAATAATAATGTTATCAAGACTTTTTTAGAATACGGTGAAATATGGTGGTGGGAATCTAACAGACAAATCCCCATAGATATCTTTCTAAACTACGAAATGAGGATTTTTCAACCTTATATAAAATCATTTATTATTAAAGACACAGAAATAAACTTTGGTCCTGTAACCAGTTTACAAAATCTAATCAAGAAAAGAATTAAGAGAAGAGGATATCAATTAGTTCGCAAAGAAGATTAGCCTTCACAAATTAAATTTAATTGTACAATAATAGCCAATGCGTAACCATAACTATGACTACGTTTAAAGAAGTACGGGCCGTCTTTGGGTTTTACCCAAACTTCACTCTCTATTTGACTCCAGGTTTTACCCACTAGATGCCTTTTTCCAGGACGTATCATAGCAAGTATCATTGCTAACTGATCTATACTTGTGGGAGGATGTTGTTTAACTATGTCCCAGTGATTGCTGATGTGAAATAATTGTTTTACAACTTCTTGATGTTCTAATAACTCCCACATAGGTTCTGTGGAAATCAATCTATCCAGATGGCTTTCATCTATCACATCTTTATAAACATGGTTGTTTAAGAAGTCCACTTTAAACCAGCCTTGTTGTTCTGCTTGTTTATGATCTATTGTGCTGTAACCTTCTAATGGAAACTTTGGAATATTTTGGAAATAGACACCAGTATTATGTTTCGTAAAATCGCCTTGTTTTTCAATACTGGCTGGCGTATGGCTAACTAACTTGAGAAAGTCATCTCTGTTAGCCATATCAATATCTACATCAAAATCTATTTTCATTTTATTTTTTTAATTTTCTTTTGCCTTCAGAATACCCGTCTTTAGGATCTATTTCTGCATCAGCATTCATAAATCTCATACGTTGTATTAAATCCCAATTAATACCTTCTTCGCTGGGTTTCCATTTTCTGCAATACTGC